TCGCTCCAAAGATACAAAGCATACCTTTTTGCATTCCAGGTACTAATTTATTTAGTGCAGGCAAATTAAAAGTATAATGATATTCATCTTCCATGCCTTCAAGAAGTGCATCAACATCTAAATTAAGTACTCTTTCATCGCCTGTACTCGTAGCTGCATGAATTACTTTTAATTGCTCTAGTTTATTTATAATTGGGTAAGGGTCATAGTGATCTCCACTTACAACCTTGACTGCTTCTTCTGCAACTTCTCTTGCACCTTGTTGTATTGACAGCTTACGAACAATGTCTCTGGCTACATCAACACCAATGTCTTCAACCTTGGCCATGTTATCAAACACGGCTTGGACCTGGGCAACTTTAGCTGATGATAAGTGGGGGTTTGATGAAAGATAATGCTTGGCAACTTCGGTAAGACTAAGATCTCTTTCATATTCATCATAGGCTGCATAGATTGCATCCTTTACATTCTTTGTACCATTTAAAAATACATTATCTGATACATCTCTTACCTCTCTAGCAAAGCTCCGGTCTGTTGCTATCTTTCTTAATAGTTCTCTGTGTACATCCATCTGTTTTCCTTTACTGTATATTTAATTGTTGTTTTGCTTCATCCTCTTTGAAGTATTTTAAATCATCTTTAATTATTGCTATACGACTGTTCGTATACAATGACAAGACCTTTTGTATATTAAATGATTTTAATGTAGCATCAGGGTCCAAAGCAACAATTACTTCTTTATATTTCTTAATAACTTCTACATGACTATCCAATAAAGATGTTCCTAAAAGTGCTATGCCGGTGCAAAAAGGTGATACATTTGTTGCAGATGTTGCATCCTCAACTACCACTGCAGTATTACTGCTACCTATAACATAGGGATAAGGTGTATCATTATATCGCCACCACTTGGGTTGTTGACTTGAGTTCAATGCTCTACCTACTGCACCAACTATCTCGCCATCATGCACGATAGTAAACACTGCTCTGTGCGTTGTAACATCATAGTAAAATCTATTCTTATGTTTTTCATAGGCTTCCATACAATTGTATTTATCTAAATATCTTAGTGCTTCTTGAGATCTTGCAGCTTCTACAAAGTATTCAGGAAAATTATATTTAGGTTTTGTTATTTCATTGTCAACTGTATTTGACAAAATATCTTTTATTTGTTCAATACTAAGTGCTTCTTCAGTGCTGCCTTTAGCATCGCAGCTTGCAGAAAAACAATGCCATAATAAAAAACCCCCACGCTTAGTTACCGAGAGGGTTCTGTCTTTACCACAAAATAGACAATCAATTCTTCTATGAGTATCGTCTTCTAAATTTAAATCTTTAATCTTTTCTAATTGTTTTTGTCTGTTAAATGCCATTCTACTTAGGCCTTAATTATTTGTTTTTTAAACCATCGCTGTATAAATTATTAAATGTTATGTCTGGATCAGTGTAGCTTTCATGTCCTTCACTACTGTGTGTCCATTGACTAGGTGCAAAGTCAGGTACACCTTCTCCTGTTCGCCATAATGCAGGGCTTGTAGCTCTTACTCTATTATTAGGCAAAGCAACTACATTGCCCTTCCACTTACCTTCGGTAAGATATAGAACATGACTTTGTTTGTGTTGATCTGGACTATCTGCTATTGAATGCTGCGTATAATCCACTGTGAATATGTAGCGAGCCTGATAAAACTCATTAGATATCTTAGCAAACCAAGGGGATGATGATAATCTATCCATGATAATTAATTCATGATGTCTAGACATACAATCCCATGGTTGACAGATATGATCTTCCATTCTATCAGGCCACTCATCTAAGGGGATATCCATAACTAGTGCTTGTATAGGCAATCTTGCCCACATAGCACCACCATGGATGTTGGGTAAGTCTTCATCTTCATCAAGATCTATTTCACATCCAGTAAATACTACCTGAAAAGATAGTGATCTATCAGGCATAGTGTTCACTGCTATTACTAGTGCATGTAAAAATTCACCATGATAATTTTGATGATTGTTTGTAAATTCTTTCCTTACCCAAACTTTAAATCCATAAGGAACATTAGATATTAAATAAGACATTACTTACTTCTTTTTCTTGCCGCCCTTTTTCTTACCCTTAGTTTTTTTCTTAGCCATACCACCTTTAGCATAACCTTTAGTCTTACGCATGCCACCCTTCATCATGCCTTTGGTTTTCTTTCTTCCAACCATTTCTTTCTCCTATATATATAGTTACAGGTTAGTGGGTAGTACCCCTCCAACCCTGTTGGACACAGTTATACTCATGATTTTAGATCTGTCAACTACAATCTGTAATTTTCATATTAGCTAGTGATATTTGGTGTTGAGCATTGTCGATATGTAGACATATATCTACCAGGTCTTTATCAGATAAATCACTTCTTACTATCTTTCGATTTATATGTTCAAGTGATTTATACTGATCTCTTAATTCTTCTAGTATATCATCCATATGTTTCCTCCATAGTTAAAAAACTGTCCATCTCAGAGGTCTTCTGACTTATACTTCTAAGCCTCTTAACCTTGCTGTGAACAAGCTGAATAGGTGCTTCGTATCCTTGGGTATTCAAGTAGCTGCAATAGAATACAAAGATTATGTTAATCGCTATATGCTTTCAATCATTACTCATATACCCCTCCATAAAAAAGTGGCAACTAAGTTTTTCTCAATTGCCACTAGTCTAGATAAGGATGTAAGATACATTTATACTTAAATTAAATGTAAAAACAATCTTGACATTTACTTTTTTATCTATCTATTTTTTTCTCTCCATACCCAAGGCAGAGTAAATTTAGTGTTCCATATACCTTTTTTATTTTCTTTTGCATAGCTTTCATCCTCCACATATTTGTAAGAATATTTTTTATAGGCTACGGCCATACCTTCTCGGACCATAAGGGATCCTACATCTTTATATCCATAAGAATAACAACTTACAATATATCTTTCATATATATCCGTTCCCCTGGTCATGCATAAAAAACCATCCTGATCATATAACTCTTGTAAAAATTTTTTAGATGTATAACCACAGTTTATTTGCATATTATCATGTTCGCATGTTTGATCTATTTCTGGTGCGTCTATACCATGTAACCTATATAATTTATTATCTTTTTTTAGAGAGTCCCCGTCTATTATTTCATAAGCATTTAAATTAGTTAATAGTATTACAAAAATTGCAAATATAACTATAATAAAATTACTTGTAAAAAGTATTAATAGTTCCCAATAATTTTTCATTTATATCTCCGTTGTGCACCCGTTGTTATCCGTGTAATAAAACTTTGCACCTACCTCAAATAGTATTTTATTTTTTATATCTAAAGCATCCATTCTGCTAAGTTTGTTTTCAACTCTACTACGAATAACCTCCAACTTATCATTAAAATCTATGTCGTTGGTATCAAATACATATTCAAAATCAAATTTAACTGTTACAGTTTCTTCACACTTTTGTTTCATTAATTTTTTCCTTTAATTTATATCTTTTTTATCTGGTTTGTTTACCTCTAATAAATCTAGTTTAGGTGTCTTTTTTCTGGCTTCTTTTATATCTTTTTCATTGTCCATTACTGTTTCCCAAAAATCTGGAAAGTCTGTAAATGTTAACTCACCTATTAATACATTTGCTAGAGCCATAAACCCTGGTTCTTTTGTATGTGATTTCCACACAGTAAGACATAAAAAAATTATATATGATGCAAAGTCTACTGGATGTATATCATCTGCCATCTCCCCATCTTTAGTAGTAATTGTCATCAACATTATAGTAAACAGTTGCCGGATTTCTTCTTTTCTTTTCTCGCTAACTTTTTCCTCATTATCTATTACAAACATTTAATTATCCTCAAGGCAATTTTTTTAACCATCTGGCTTCTTCCTCTGCTTTTAATTTTCTATGCCGTAATACTTTTTCAATAACTTTTAAATTATCTATTAATCTATGTAATTCATCTCTATCTATTTCTTCACGAGTAGCAATCTCTTTCAATCGCCTAATTACATTTTGATGAAAGTTTTTAAGTTCTTCAGCATTAAGTAATTCTACTTTTTCAGGAAAGGATAGTTGTCTTTTTAGCTTACTCCTTTCCTCTAAAGCATCTAATTCTTTCTTACTCATTGGCATTTGTTTCCTCCTTCTTACGATACCACTTGCGATCAACCTCATCCCAATAAGAATTTGTAGATCTCTGTGGCCTGTGTGATTTAGTTTTACCTTTATCTTTAATTGTTTTGCCTGGTAGTAATCTTTTACCCATTATTCTTCTCCTTCTGTTTTTAAAAATATATAAATTACAAGTAGAGCTGTAAATAAAAGTATAAACGAGCAGCTCCACCCAAATATTAAAGATGCTGTAACTATATCCATTCTAGTCACTCCCTCTAAATACTGACTAATATTATTAGCAATGTACTAACAATAAGTAGTTCAAAAAATTCCCATTCACCCATTATCTACTTCTCCTGTTTACTCATGACATATTTAAATCTTCTTTGTTTTAATATTCTTATCTTGGTTCTATCTTCTATTTCAAAAGACGGCCAATCATCGTGATCGTATTTCTTCATGATATCTTCTATCATGCTATCAAGTGATTGTAAACTTTGTCTAAATTTAATCATTATCTATTCTCCCTTTAATATTATATTATAGTTACAGGTATTGTTGGCATTTCTTCATCACTTGTTGCTAATGCACCTCCATTATTACCTTCGTCATCACTCATTGGAAAGATCCAACTTCCGTCAGTAAATTCAATTACAAGAGGTGCTTTGTAAGTATCATCTCCAAAACAACTAATTAACTCTTCTTTATTTAAATATCGAGCAGTTTTAATTGTCTTACCAACTAAAAATTCTTTCGTTCTTGTATTCCAATCTTTTCTAATACTCATTTTTCCTCACATTCTTTGCAGTAAGTTCCGTTATCGTAAATAGCTATGAATTTTCCTATAAAATCTTTAGGATATTCATCACCACACGAACAACAAGTCCATCCATTTGGTAAATCGTACATTTTTTTACTCATTATATATTCTCCATAAATAATTCAAATAAAGTATCTTCACTTAGGCCTTCTGCATGGATACCTTTTGTCTTTAAATATTCAATTTGTTTTTTCCTGGTATCACCACTTTCAGTCATGTCGTGGAACCAAATATCAAATAGTTTACTCATCATGGTCCTCCTATAACTCTGCTTCAAAAGAACAATAACCTTGCTCATCTAAACATTCTTTAATTTGATTACCTAATAACCAACGAGCATACCATTTTAATTGATGTTCATTTATACCCTCTTCTGCTAAGGATTTATCGTTATAACCCTTATAAAGAGAACCACCTTCAGAAAATGCTTTATTAATTTTTTCAAACTGATTTTTTCCCAGATGTTTAACGCATCTTTCAAGTCCTTTAAGAACATTTTGATAATCATCTTCTTTATCAAAATAGTAACCTAAATAATTTGAAACACCTTCAACTCCAAAATAATCAGCATCGTCACTTGATTGAATAGCAAACCAAAATTTACCTTCAATATCTCCATGATAATATCTACCCATTTAATCCTCCTTCTCAAGTAACTATTGTAACAAATTCTTTATTATTATCTTGCTGTACAGTATCAACTGGAAACCATTCATCCTCGTATATAGGTTTATCATTTTCATAATCACATATAACAAGTTTATTTTGCACTTGAATTTCAATAATAGCTGTAGGATTACACTTTTGTAATCTTTTTATTAATTCTTTAACTCTCATTATTATCTCCCTTTTTTATAATTCTTCTAAAATTAATTCAATATGATCTTTTAACTGCCATTCATCACAATATTTATTATCTTCATTAGCATCTAAAATAACTCTTACTTGATCTATGATATATTGTTTTATAGTATTTTCTTTTTTAACCATCATTTTCCTCCGTTAGTATATAAACCTATCTCAACAATGCCAAAAATTATTATGAGTAAACTCCCGATCAAAGGTACTAATAATATTTTTAATACAGTTAAATTAAATTTATAATTTTGTTTTTTTGAAAGTTTACTCATAATTTTTTACCTCATTTAATTACAGCAGTAATATCGTCAACATATATGCTGCCACATTCATCGAACAGACCTATCTCAGATCCTTTTACATCAACAAGTAAAGTCTTTTTAAATCCCTTACCTTGTTTGATGCTCTCCAAAGATATTGCTCTGCACGGCATGCCGAGATGCCGGGTATACAACTCAGTACCTTTTTTTATATTTTCAAAATTTTCTATCATGATATTTTTTCCTTTCTTATGATATTTTTTGAAGTGAGTTTAATTGTAGTCTTTTATAGTAGCTAGGTATCACTTCTTGACCTTGGCCCCTAATAGATAAAATTCTCTCGGGTTTTAATTGTCTAATCTTTTTTAGTCCTTTTCTATTGTATATTTTAATGACAATATTATCGTTACCGGTAAAATCTTTTTTATTATCTGGATTTTTTTCACGGCCCTCTAACTTACAATGATAATATCTTACATCATTATTGCTTAAAGTTTTATATTTTATATTTATAAATTGGCCCTTGTATTTTTTATGTAATTGTGTCCTTAAT